TGGCAGCTTTCGGGGTGAAGTGGGGCGGATGATGACGCAGCGTGAGTTCACTGAGGCCAATGAAGGCCGGAAATACAAGCCGTATAAATGCACCGGTGGAGCGAAGACTATCGGCATAGGCCATAACATTGATGCAAAGGGGCTTCCGGCAGACATTGAAAAGTATCTCCAAAAGAACGGGAAAATACTCGATGAACACATCGACCGGCTTTACATTATTGATGAAGGCCACGCCGTTGCAGACTGCAAGAGACTATTCCCCGATTTCAAGAACTTTTCACACAACCGGAAAGTTGCGTTGACGGATTTCCTCTTTCAGCTTGGATATGACAGGGCCAGTAAATTTGTAAGATCAATTCATTTAATCAACACGAATCAGTGGGAAGAGGCCGCAGACAATATGCTTAAAAGTTTATGGGCAAAACAGACGCCGAATCGGGCAAAGAGAGTTACGGAGTTATTGAGAGGTGAAGCATGAAAAACTTTATATTGACGAGAGTTTTAAAATTTATCGGTCGTAAAATGGACGGATACAAAACCTACGCAGGAGCCACGGGGAAAACTCTGGCCGGACTGGGAACCCTTTTTGCTGGAATTATTGGATTGCTCGGCATTGCATTCCCCGATCAGGGACTTCCTAAAATGGAAATGGAACCTGCTCTGGGTCTTATCAGCGCAGGAGTATATGCGATAAGTTCAGGACTTTCCAGTTATGGCGTTGGAAAGAAAATTGCAAAGGTCGAAGGGAATGCGGTTGTTCAAAAAGATTAAAGAGCGATTCATCAAGTGGCTGGTGACACCGTGTATTGTTGAACCGCCTGATGAAAGCATGGACACGGCCAGAAGTTTGGGCAAGTCTGAAAAGTGGTATTTTAAATTTAAAATCAAATTTTGAGGAGAAAAGTCATGAATTTTTTAAGCAAGATGAAGCTGGTTATGTCGGCAATATTCAATCAATTACTTCCATATATCAAAACCTTCTTAACCAGATACGGTGCTGTTGTGTTGGCTCTGGCAACCGAGGTTGTTATGGAACTGGCAAAAAACAATGACATGACATGGTCGGAAAAGAGGGACATGGCATTTGATCAGGTCGGAGATAAACTTGTTCAACAGGGTATCGCTATCGGAGTTGACGTAAGCAAAACCTTAATCCTTAATTCGATTCAGGCGGCGGCTTCTAAATTACAGGAAATGGAAAAGTAATGGTCGAGTTGATTCTCATAGCAGTAGTTGTGTCCGTGGCTTTAGTCGCGGCAGTAAGTCTTTACCGATGAAAGGGGTTAAATGAACACAGCCATCGATTACGAAAAAGAACTTGTCAAAGACATTGCGGGTTTCACGCATGATCCGTTGGGTTATGTGCTTTATGCGTTTCCCTGGGGCGAAGGGACGCTCAAAGACAAGTATCCTGATGATTGGCAGATCGAAGCGTTAAAGGCCGTAGGCGATGGCATTATCAGTGTAAATCAGGCAATTCAGCTTGCCAGGGCATCGGGGCATGACATCGGAAAATCTGCTTTAGTTGCGTGGCTGGTCCTGTGGGCGATGTCTACATATACCGATTGCCGTGGCGTTGTGACGGCCAATACCGATACACAGTTGAGGACCAAAACATGGCCGGAAATTGCGAAATGGCACAAATTGTCAATCAACAAACATTGGTTCACCTGTACAGCAACGGCTATTTATTCCGCTAATAAAGCGCATGAGAAAAACTGGCGCGTGGACATTATTCCGTGGTCGCTGACCAATACCGATGCTTTTGCCGGTCTGCACAATGAGGGCAAAAGAGTTCTGCTGATCTTCGATGAGGCGTCAAGTATCCCTGATGAAATATGGGAAGTTGCCGAAGGCGCAATGTTCGACAGTAACACGGAAGTTATTTGGGCGGTATTCGGGAACCCGACACGAAACATCGGGCGTTTCCGGGAGTGCTTCAGAAAGTTCCGTCATCGTTGGGATAATAAGCAAATTGATTCCCGTGACTGCAAGATACCGAACAAAAAGAAGATTCAGGATTTGATTGACGATTACGGCATTGATTCCGATTTCGTCAAGGTTCGTGTGCGCGGAATGTTCCCGTCCATGAGTACGCTTCAGTTCATATCAACGGAAGATGCGGACAAGGCACTTGGCAAGCATTTACGACCTGATGAATATGAGTTCGCGCCGAAGATACTGACACTGGATAACGCATGGGAAGGGGATGATGAAGGCGTTATTGGATTAAGGCAGGGATTGGCCTTTAAGATTTTAAGGACGTTCGCCAAAAACGACAATGATTTACAGGTGGCGACGATGCTGGCCGATTGTGAGGATCGGGAAAAGGCGGACGCTGTTTTCATTGATGCAGGTTACGGTACGGGTGTTGTGTCGTGCGGCAAGTCATGGAACCGCGAATGGAAGCTGGTCTGGTTCAGCGAGAAATCCACTGATCCCGGATGCCTGAACAAACGGGCGGAAATGTATAAAAGACTGCGTGATTGGCTCAAGGACGGCGGAGCAATCCCGAATGATCCGGTGTTGTATTCTGATTTAATAAGCATTGAAACCGTTGGCCGGTCTGATGGCCTGATTCAACTGAAAAGCAAAAAAGACATGAAGGCCGATGGATTGCCTTCACCTGGCAGGGGTGATGCGCTGGCATTAAGTTTTGCATTTCCTGTCCAGCAGAAAGCCAGACGGCGTGAACCAAAACACATGACACAGGCTCCAGAATGGAATCCCCATGATAATTAAAAAAGCGACCATAGATGACATGAAAGATATTATCGCAATGGCACGGGCATTTCATCAGGAAAGCGCGGCGAGAAAATATACATTGACCAATGAACGGATCAAGGAACTGACCGCGTTAATCATATCGACCGGCATGGGGATTCTGGCAGTAAAAGAAGGTGAACCTATCGGCATGATGGGCGCAATGCTTCAAAAGAACGTCTTTTTCGATGAACTGATGGCCGGGGATTACCTGATCTACGTCAAGCCGGAACACAGGGGAACTGAAGCGGCTCAGCTGATGGTTGATTATTATATCCACTGGGCGAAGTCTTACGGAGCAAAGAGCATCGGCATAGACATCGAATCAGGCATTAATGACGAAAGAGCATTAAATTTTTATAACAAGATGGGATTCATCACAACGGGTTATCACATGAAATTGGAGGAAATGTAACATGGGATCAAGAGGATCAACGCCGAAAGTCCAGCCGTACACCCCGCCGCCGCAGGCCAACGATCCGGCGCTGGAAGCACAACTGGAAAAGGAAAAGCTCCTGGCGCGGAAGCGCAAGGGCAGACAGTCAACAATACTGAGCGATCAATCCAATGATGGCTCTAATGCAGAAAAAAACTTTATTAGGAAGTTAAAATTAAACGGAGGGTAATATGAAAAAGATTTTTGTTATGTTCATGGTTTTACTGATGGCCGGTTTCGCGTTTGCGGGGCCGAGGGGACCTTATCCGAATAAAGAGTTCGGACAGGATTTAGGTAAAGACGGACGGTCTTATAATGACCTGTATTTATCGGATAACATCGTCTTTGAAGGTAATACGTCCGATGCGTATGAAACGACATTTGATGTAACGGAACCAACCGCGGACAGAACAATTACGTTCCCCGATTCTTCCGGGACAGTGGTTTTGACCGCAACCGGCGCAACCTACTCATTTGAGGGAGCGACTGCCGATGATTATGAAACAGTGTTTTCAGTGATTGATCCGACGGCGGATAATACAATTTATTTCCCTGATGCTTCCGGTCTGGCGGTTCTGTCTAGCGGCGTAGCACCCGAAGCGGCAAAATCATTTATCGGCATTGACAACGGGCTGAAGTTTGAAGGCGCTACTGCTAATGATTATGAGGTATCATTGGATGTTGCTGATCCCACCGCTGATGTTATTTATCGACTTCCTGCGGCTCCGGCAGGAACGTACGGCTTGATGTCGTCCACGCTGGCGACCAACGCGGCTGACATAAAAAACAGCGTTTACGGCGGAACGAATCAGCTTATATTTGAGGGTGCGACTGCTGA